TCCTCTTTATAATGAATTGTGGGCTGCAACAATAGATAGAAAACTTAGAGATGCAGGTGTCACTGCTGATCAAGTATTAGATGGTAGTGGCAGAGATGCATTCTTATCTAAGTATTATAAGAAAGGTAATAGAGGAGGATATGACCCTGCTTTTGCAAGAGGTATTGTTCCTGAGAAAAAACCCAGTGCGTTTATGACTGCAGCCTTATTAAATAGAATGTCTCCTAAGCCAAAGGGAATGCAATGAGTGAGGATAAAGTATACGAAAGGTACAAGATAGTGTTGGTTGAGTGGGAAGATATAACTTCGAACACTGACCCGTGGCTATATCTTTCGGATGCTTTAGATCTTGAACCTGCTCAGATGACAACAGTTGGTTGGCTTGTTGAAGACCGTGAAGATTCTATAATTCTTATAAGTTCTATCGGAGACAATAAAGAAGTGGGGGATATTAATTGTATTCCTAAATCAGTCATCAAAGATATGAGGGAGTTATGAATTGCAATTGCGATTGCCATAAGAAGAATGCAGAAACTGACCTTAAAAAATGCAAGGAAAGTAGCAAGCGAAAGACTGACGAGATTAATCTTCTCAAGAGAAGGCTCATGGCTACAACTATCGCTATTGCTATTGGTGGCACTTTACTTGGCAAAGAGGCTGTTGATAAACTCGTAGAGTATTTCCAGACCTACGACAAAGTTAAGCAAGCAATTGACAATTCCACTGGTGTCTCGGTTCTTCCGGCTCCGGGGACTCTTGCGGTTTTTGCGCTGCCCTTACTCGTCCCCACCAGGAGAAGACGCTGATGCTGTGGCATCGGTTGTGGGTGATCCTCGGTCCTCCGGTTCAGACAGCCGTAGCCATATCTGTATGGATTGCTCTCGCTCTACGATAGCTCCTGAGTACCGCCTTCTTTCTACCATATTAAAGGACATTCTAGCGTCTATTAATGAGATGCCCTTAGAGCCACGGAGAGCCTGTATACGGGCGTTTCCGATTTCATGGTAGGATATGGGCAGCTTACCCTTAGAAGCCTCATACAGAGTGATCTCTCCCCCTTCTCGGCTTGCTCTTTCCGGAGTCCTCAGCCAGACAATAACCCCCCACTCATCATTGACTAGGTATACTTTGCCCTCTTTATTTTGAGGGATATCAATCTCTAATCTATTTTGAGGTATGGAAACTATAACTTTCCACTTAGCATTCTCAGGAGAATCATACTTCTTATCGTAAGTAACGAGAGGAAATACAGGGAACTCTGAGAAATTAAGATTGGACATATCGAATCAGATACAAGATAAGAATAACCCCAACGAGTAATACCCGAAGGGGCATCCTATCTTTTTCAGGGTCATTTGCTGAGAGTATATTCTTCAACTGTATACGGGTTATCACCTTTAGCCCGCATACTATTAAACTCCGCAGCTTCTTTCTGAGCTTCTCTATAAGTTCGGTAAACAACTGGTACTCCTTGATGTTCTACATACCACTTGTCATCTATTTTAATAAGCCATCTTCTTTTGTCACCCATCTTTTCATCTACATCCCTATGAAATCTACTTTGTCTCATTTGTCTTCCTTCATATATTTAATAAACACTGCTATGAAATAACAGCATACCCCAAGTACAATCATACCCCCTATGAAATTTTCTGAGATACTCATATTTATTTCAATCATTTGTCACCTTCCAATTTTGCCAATCGGGTTGTTCCCAAGTGTAACTACATTCCTCACAAATCAATGTGTCAGAAAAATCTCCATCTAAATAATGATCCGTGCTTTCACAATATCGGTATTTATTTTTCTTATATTCTTCAACAACCATTTCATTTATAAAAATTTCAGTCGAATATTTAGCTGTGATTAATTCACTTAAACATTCAGGGCATACTATTGTATCACTATCACTCATTGTTCGGTTCCTTCATCATAATGTTTTGTCGTTCCCAATCCTGTACTTGGGATTCCTCCATGCTTTCTTCTTCATAAACTGTTTCATCACCACAATCATGACAGAAAACATATTCAGTTGACAACTCTGCTATTTCTAAAAACTCCCAATCTTTATTAGGATCGAATATAGCATATGCTGTAACTTCAATATTGTAGCCACCGCATTGTAAACATCTATATTTAATCATGATTTATCCTTTGTAGTTATCACCGTATGCAAGATCTAATTCTTCTTCACATCTCTTACAGTAAAAGGATCCCCCTGTTCCTGGCTCATGAACAAACTTCATACCTTCAGGAGATTTACCACACTCGCAGCATTCATACTCTTCAAGTACTTCAGCATAGTAATCTAGGATACCAAGTGCATCGATGTCACCTTGCTTATAGCCATAGTAACATTGCTGCACTACCTCATACCATTTAGTAGTGTGTATTACTTCTTCTCTTGTTAATTCAGTTGTCATTTTAATTTCCTAAGTATCCTGCGAATTGCTCTCCGGGTTCATCGTAAAACCATGAGATATTAAGACCAACTTTTTCTTCATCTGCCCACTCTCTTAAGCGGTTGTAGATTCCTTCAGCTGGTCCCCATGCTGTCTCGAAACTTATTTCAATCATGTCTCCATCATTACAATTTAAGTAAGCATCAGAGCGATTCCACTTAACTCCCCAATTAATATAAGCCCAGTCATACCAGTTCTCTGATCCGAATCTTTCTTTGTAATCATCAGCCATCTCTTGGGTGATAGGTCTCGTAGCATCACGCCATTCATCTCCTGATGGTTTCCAATTGTCGTACTCTTCTTGAGTACAGATTGTAGTACCCCCACCAGTTTGAACAGACTTCAGTTCTTCTGGCATAGGAACCATATGATCAAAACTAAATACATCATCTTCTATATCTGTTTCAAAAAGATCATCAGGTATATTGATATGCTTCCTGATTTTCTTTTCGCTCTCTTCATCATCCCACGTTATTGTTACTCTGTTGTGACACCAATTAGGCATAGTATTTCTCCTGAAAAAAAAAGAATAGAAGGGGGGTTGGCAGGAGGAGCCATTGCCCCCCCACTATCAATGAAGTCTCCCAAACAAAAAGGGAAACACAAGTAAATTGTCGGGGCGGGTTAGCTGTTTATAGTTATTTAACTGCTAGCTCCAGCTGCCCACCCCTTGCCTTCGTCCTACTTTGCCACTCTGTTTACAATGCAACAGAGGCGTGGGCTAGGGCATTAGATTGTAGATGGGTTACGCCCATCACTCGGACATTGTTTATACTCACCATTATGTCATTGCTGAGTTCCGATCGGTGCACCAACGAACGTTTGTTTATACAAGGCGGGTGCAACCCTGTTGAATAAAAGTTCAATTAGTAGATACCCTTGGTTCCCTGTTACTCACCTCGTCAGGTGTTTCAATGTAGGCCATGACCGAACCGATCAGCTCAAGGGTACCTACTAAATGGGGCTCCCGTCACCGGGAAGGATCGGGGAGCCCTAAGAGTGGGGGTTCAAATTAATTAGCCACCTAAGAGTGTTTGAAGATACTCTGATTTGTAAGTGGATGTGCCTCGTTCAGTATACTGACATCGAACCATGCATGCAACAGTTGAATCACCATTTAATTTGGCTTCTACTTCATCGAATGCTGCTTGAAGATTCGTTGGTTCATACCCAAGAATAGTCTTGAGGTGACCTTTGAGACGGCTAAGTTCAATCTTAGCACGGATTTGTGAGCCTTCATGACTCAAGACAGAAGCGTCTTGTGGGATAGTCATTGGCGCACCGTTCCATACTAGTGGTTCTGGACGATCTGGATCTTCACAGAGTTGATAGTGGAACTGAACAGTTACAGCAGGAAACTCTTGCTTGTCTGATGTTTGACGGAATGTACCTTGTGATACATTTACACCAAGAACATAACAAGCATGTTCACCTTTAGTTGGCCATTCGCCTAGTGAACCTAGACCTTGGTCGGATTGTGCAGATTCAAATTCGTTCTGCATGTTTGCGAAGATTGCCTTCGTTTCATTTGATATGCTCATAGTAATGCTAATCCTTCTTCTGAGCGGTTATGTATTGTTCTTCGAATGAAGCCCACGAAGACTTCTGTGGAAGTTCAATACGGTCGGGTAATGATACTCTACATTTAGTGATTCCTGCAAGGGACTCATCGTTAATTGTCATAAAATGTTTTTGCGTCTTTACGGTTTCGGTTCGCTTCGGTCCTGGCTTACCACCAACACCTTCCATCTGTACGACTTTCGATTCTGTAACCCATTCCGATTCGAATGCTGCGACGAGTTCGAACATAGGGAACAACCTCTTATAAAAACTATCAGTGATAGTTAGTTCGGGTCTGATAGTATATCGGTCATCCCCTAGTGGTATCTTTGCATTGACAAGGTGACAGATATAATAGAATCCATAACCATGCCTACGCAAGTCTAATGAGAATCTCAACAGTCCATCGTACACATCATCCCATGCACGACGACCATCAAGATCTTTCCAATTCTCACGACCAGCTTTCTTAGTCACATGATCTTTCATCATTTGAATAGCGGGACCAAGACTGTCAAGGATAATTGTCTGTGGTCTAGGAGCATTGGTCTCTGAAAGTTTAATCAGTTGTGCTTTCTTCTTTTCAATTGCCTCCCATGTGAGAACCATCTTATCCCCATTAACATCCATTGGTTCACCATTAGCTGTAACGCCAGGCCAAATGCATGCTTGAGGATTTGGATTTGTTGTAGATGTTCCATCAGTATTAATGATGAATGCATCTGGATTTGATTGAATAAAAGATGACTTACCTGTACCGGGCATACCTACTAGTAAACCTAGTAACTGTCCTGGTGGGTGCACCATCTTTTGTCCTGAAAAACCAAGCCCAGAAAACTTCTGAGCTCCAGTCTTTCCTACTGCTATGTCTTGTGTCTGAGTCATATAGTTTTCCTATTCATTATCGAAACTTATATCTGGATCATCAGGTACTTTAACTTCAGGTACCTTATTAATTGGTTCATTAAAGAATGAATCTTGATATGCTTGATGTTGTCCAGGTATTTGATCTGGATCTTTTGCAAGTCCATCGTGTGCGTGGACAGGTACATCTATGTTCCAAGTTGTAACTTGTTCTTGATTCAATCCCATAACATTTAACCATTCCTTAAACTCTTTAAGAGAAACAGAACATTCATGCTTCTCTCGGAACTCTTTCCACAATTGAGTGGGGGTTATGTTATTACCTCTGTCAAACAAGATACCGTATACCTTTGGGTACACTACTTTTTCGAGTATCTCATTTCTAAATTTTAATAGTGGGTTACTTGCCATTGATCCAGTCATGCAATGAATTAATTAATTCAAGTGCATCTACTCCTCTTTCTTCTGCTAATTGAACTAAAGCATTTTCGTTTATATCCCCATCAGGAAATGCTCTACTTTTAAAACCATTAAAGTATGTCATTACTTCTCTAGTCTTCTTCATTTGATCTTCTACTCTTCTAATGAGTTCTTTATTTATTTCTGGGGTAAACCATTCTGTACTTTTTTCTGTCATAACTATCTCCTGTTTTTTTTCCGACCTCGTAGTACGCTCCCCCCGCATTAGCGGGGAGCGTACGGAGAGTCGATAATAAATTCTACTTCCTCATCTCTATCTAACTGCATGA